TGTTGCATTAGTAAAGTCTCTCCACAAATCCAATAGTGATCCCGGTTCACCAGATCGAACGGTTAACGCTATATTCAAAAGGAAAATATGTTCTTCCCTGTTCCATCGTCCTAAACTTCCATTTTTAAATTGATAATTTCTTTCAAGAAAATTATCTTTGCACTCTGTAAACATATTACGTAGAGAAGGTTGTAACTTTTCATTACATTCAAAACATAGACCAGTAGCTTGCCCCGGACCATGGTAAGGATCTTGTCCAACAATGGCAAGTTTAATATCTTCAACATCTTGTTCAAACACTCTAAAGATTACTTCTCTAGAAGGGAATATAGTTCCAGATGCTTGTAAGGCTCTTTCAATAGTAGGCATATATACTTTTACTAAAGGGTGCCAACTTTCGTGAAACTCTTGATAAATAAGATCTTTTACTTCTACCATTTACAATAATGGTATTATAATTAAATACATTAAAATATCAATTTTTTGATTAAAATTATTGATTTTTTTATTTATTATGATAATAATATATTATTTTAATGGTAGTCAAATATCTTATCGTAGTAGAATCACCAACAAAGATAGGAAAGATTAAGGCATTATTGGGTGATGAATACGAGGTAATATCTACTTTAGGACACATAATGGATCTTGATCCGAAATCTATGGCCCTAGATTTTGATAATGATTTTGATCCAACTTATGTATTTTATCCTGAGAAAAAGAAGAAAGCAAATAATAATGCTATAAAAAGTTTGTATAAAAAAGGAGTTATATTATATATTGCATCGGATTTAGATAGAGAAGGGGAATTTATTGGGGAATCTGTTTTACGATTGTTAAAACCTAAAGAATATTACAGAATTGGTTTTACTTCTATTACTAAGGATGCCATTTTGCATGCTATAGCAAACCCTATATTAATAAATTATAATATGGTTCATGCACAACAAGTAAGACGTTTTATGGATAGAATTTTTGGTTATAGTACAAGTCCCTTATTAAGTAGAATCCCATTATTACAAGCTACCTGTGATGTTAAAAAGTTGGGCTGTGGTAGAGTGCAAAATATTATTACCAAAATTGTTATTGATAAAGAAGACGAAATTAAAGAATTTTTTAATAATGATCATTCAATAAAATATAAAGGTTTGGGATTATTTTTATTGACAATTGAAGGTAAAGAGTTAATTCTTAATACAAATTTGTATAAAAATGGTAAATTATATAGTGTCAAGAAAACGAAAAATGTTGAAAGTATGTTAATTGATTTTTTAATAGGAGGAAAAGGATGTATTTGGACTATATCAAACATTAAAAAGAGACATATTATGAAATCTCCATTAGCACCATATATAACATCTACTTTACAATGTGATGCTGCATCAAAATTAGGTTGGGCTATTAAAAAAACAATGTTAGTAGCACAACGTTTGTACGAAAGTGGTTTCATTACATATATGCGTACTGATTCAACAATGTTATCTAACGATGTTTTAAAAATGGCTAAAAATGAAATTATATCATTATATGGTGAAGAATATCATGATGAAAAGCAATATGGAGTAAATCAAGAATCCAGTCAAGAAGCACATGAAGCTATTAGACCAACTGCAATGAATAAGATAAGCGATGACTTGGATAGTGAATGTAAATCATTATATAATCTCATATGGAAGAGAACAATGTCTAGTCAAATGTCTAAATGTGAAATTGAATCCAGTCAAATATTTATCTCTTTCGATGACATTTGGGCAATGGTTGGTAGCGTGAGTAGAATGCTTTTCAAGGGATATGCTATATTAAATGACAAACAGGATGAAGACATTAAAGATATTATTATCCCCGATTATGGAGATGATATTGGTGTGAGAAATGTTATGGTAAAAATTAAGGAAACGGTTGATGCACCACCAAAGCGTTACAATGAATCGCAAATGGTGAAACATATTACTGCATTAGGAATTGGTAGACCAGCAACCTATGTAAATATGATTACAAAAGGTCAAGAAAAAGATTATATGCGATGTGAAAATGTCGAAGGTAAAGAGAAAAAGTTATGGGAAATGTCATATAATAATATTAGGGAGGAAATCGTAATAAGTGAAAATAAAGTATTCATTGGTCAAGAAAACGATCGTCTAGTACCAACAGATCTTGGAATAATAGTAAATGACTTTTTATTAGAAAACTTTCCTCAAGTTATGGAAATTAGTTTTACAGCTAATTTAGAAAAACAATTAGATGATATTGTTAATGGTGATAGCGATTGGTTAACTGTTTTGCATGAATTTTACGATACTCTATTACCACAAATAGAAAAATTCAAGGAAAAGTATGGAACAGTGGAAAAGGGTGGAAATGATGGTAAATTTATGAACAATATTATCATAACAAATTATTTAGGAAATGATATTATTTATTTCAAGAGTAAAATGGGATTTTGCCTAAAGTATAGGTCAGATGAACAAGAGAAAGACATATGGGTAAATGTTAAAAAGAAGCCAAGTGCCAAAGATGCTATTGAATTAGTGGAAGCGAAAATGAATAATACGGTTACAACTTCAACATCTGTATTAATAAAGACAGTTGGTAAATATGATATTAAAATGAAGAATGATAGTTATTATATCCAAACGGGTGAAAGTAAAAAAGTAAAGTTTTATCCGATATATAATATTGTAGCAAAAGATATCACTATAATTCAATGTAAAGAGATTGAAACAAAATATAAGGAAAAGTTGAAGAAACGAAAGGCAAATAAAAATTGAAATTTGAATATAAGAAGAAACAAAGAAATAATAGTGTAATGAACAAATGTATCTTTATAAATGCAATTTCTCTAACTGTTAGTGGTGGTATTATGTGTATGCTAGCATTCATGCCTCCTGAAATAATAAGTAAGTATAAACCACGATATTTTAGCCGTTATTTGTTATGTTATATTATAGGAATACACGCTGGTATTATTTATCGATTGAAAAATTGAAAACTTTAATTTATATTGTCATATTATATAATGTCATTGGAATTATCACAAATGTATAAGGAAAAATATTTGGTACTCAAAGGTGGCAATCCTACAGTTCTAAGAATGCAAAGAGAACGTCGAGAACGAGAACGAAAAGCACGAGAATTATATAACTCGCCCGAGGAAGTAGAAAAAAGAAAAGTAGCCGAAGAAAAAAGAAAAGCTGCATTGGAATTATTTAATTCGCCAGCAGAAAAAGAAAAAAGACAAAAAGCTGCCATTAAATTTTTATTAGATGAATGGACAATAGATCCATTGCAAGAACCATTTAATATGAGACGTGCATTATTATCACTGAGTATTGTAACCGAAAAAATGTCTGTAAATGCCATTAAAAAACAATTAAATAATTATTTACAAAGCAATCAAGAAATAAGTGATAGAGAAAAAATGATTATTAAGAAAATATTAAAAGAAATTGATAATTGTAAAAAAGCAATGTGGTGGATTAAAGACGAATGTTCAACTACATTTGAAGAAGTTGGGAGAAATTACAAAAATATATTACGTATTAAAGGCATAGATTCATTTTCCAGTACATTGGAAGATTTAAGAAAACAATTAAATTTATCACCAAATGACCCAAGTATAAATATTGACACAGATTTTGTAATACAACGCATTAGATTTTGTTTATGGGCATTTCCTGAAAAAATAGTATAATATTATAATAGTATTTAATTATGAATATAAAATATTTAATTCTTTTATTTATTATATTAATAGTAAACCACTAAAAGTTACAAAAATTACAAACTTTTTAGATGGCGATATCTGTGATAAAATTATTAATTTAGACAAACCGTTTATCACATCACATGTTTTATCTAAAGGTACACATGTTAAAGATTTAGTTGCTAGAAATCAGAGACAAAGACAAAAGGAAGAAAAGGAAGAAGAAAAAGAACGAAAGATGGAAGAAAGAGAAGAGAAACAATTATTAAAATGGTCACACAATCAATTAAGTAAACCATTTAATCTTAAAAATGCATTATTATCGTTAAGTATTGTTACTGAAAATAAAAAGTCGTCAGAAATCGTGAATGAATTACAACGATATCATACAGATATGGGCAATAGTGATAATATTGAAGAAAAAGATTTGAAGAAATTAATTAATAAAATAATTGAAAAAATTAAAAAATGTAAAGTTACGACGATGTTAATTGAACGCAATATAACAAATTTAACATGCGTAACAACAAAATTAGATGTTATACGTGATTTAAAAAAATTATTAACGCATTATGCATACAAGGAAAAACTTACTGTAAAAGATATATCCAAATGAAAAATTATATCATATTTAGAACAATCGCAAATATAAATATTTAATTTTTATTATATATTATAATTTTTATTATATATTATAATTATAATTATGTCATATTTAGAACAATCACAAATGTATAAGGAAAAGTATATGGAACTCAAGGGTGCAGGTCTAGTAATTAATAAATCAAAAAATAAATCAAAAAAAACAATACATAAACCATCTACCGATGCTCAAATAGAATTGAGACGCGAACAAATTAAAAAACAAAATGATGCAAATATTGTAATAATTGTAAAAAATTTTAAAATGGATCCTTTACAAGAACCATTTGATATATATCATGCATTAATGTCACTAAGTATTGTGACCGAAAATATGTCTGTTGGAAAAATAAAAACACAATTAAATAAGTATTTACAAAGTGATCAAGAAATAAGTGACAGAGAAAAACAAATTATTAAAAAAATATTAAATGAAATTGATAATTGTAAAAAAAAATTATTATGGATCAAAGACGAATGTGTAACTTCTTTTAAAGACGTCAAAAAAACATATAATAATATAGTGCATATAAAACAACTAAAATTATTTCACACTATATCAGATCTCGAAAAACAGTTAAAATTATCATTAAATAACCCAAATGTAAACACTGATTTAGATACAAACCTTATATTACAAACATTTAGATTTTATTTGTGGGCATATCCCGATATAAATAAAAAAAAGAATAAATAAATTGTTAATAATAAAATAAATATCGTAATATTATTCAGCAATGAAATATAAATATTTAATTTTTATTTTA